TGTATATTCTGGAAAAGTTAATTTGATATCATCTATAAAAGAATTCATTATCGTATAAAATCCATCGGGTACCGACAAACTTTCTAAAAAGTTTTCTTTGGGTTGAAATCCCTTTAATGTTTCTTCCATTATTTTTTCAATGTTTTCATTTACGATAGAATGACCTTGTAAGTTTTCTGGTAAAACCTCCTTTAATGATTCTTCCAATATTTTTTCAAAGTCTGACATTATTGATTGAAAATAAATTATATTTAAATTATTAATGCATTAATTTAATCGGTACCATTCGGGTTTTTCTCTCTTTTTCTTCCATGTTGCTATCCGTTGTTTTTCTTCTGACATGTAATAATTTCGATAAGACTCAACTGGGTCATCTGTTTTGTATTCGTCTGGCATCGCTAATGCAAAAGGTGTCAGTCCTTCTTCTTCGAACTTGTCGTCACTAGGCATATTTTCTCGCAACTTTATCGCTACCAGATAAGATTTATGTATTTTGGATTCTGGGTGTCCATAACGAAATCGCCATTCTTTATGCAATTCTTCCACTAAATCAAGAGTCCAGATAAAGTTTGCTTTTGATTTACGACACCAAATCGTAACTGGATGATTTTTATGAGCCATTTTATAAAAACCATCTAAATCGTCATCCGGGTCTAAAACCCGCTTGCCTGTACAAAGCATTTGTACGGCTTCTAGTAATATCTTACTGACATGTTTGTCCATCATACTCTGCGCGATTTCCCATTGAAGAAGAGAAAGGATAAATAGATTCATTTTTATTTTCATGATTTAAAAATGAATTTTCAATTTTTTAGAAAATCTTCGTTTTAACAACTTAAAAATAATATTACATGTGAAACAAATGTCGATTGACAGAAAAATTATTTTGACTCTTGCGGCTGTAGTATCATCCAATATACTTCTCTACATTTTTAACGGAAAACCAAATATTCGTCTAAAATAGCTTATTTCATATCCACCAATTTTGAAAGAGATTGCATGTATCCCATAATGATTGCCTGGTTTTCTTTGTCCATATTTTTGATAGGCTCTCTAAATCTGTCGATAGCCTCAGAAATTGTTTTAAAATCGTGCGTATAATCTTTTAAATCTTCGGAATAATCTTTATTCACAAAGAAATCAATATTCGACCCCTGAATCTCCTTTTTATAGGGGGTATCTACATAATATACCCATACACGATAAATTAATGTAGGGTTCATTTTTCGTATTGCAGATAAACTTTTTTCAGCTGCGTTAATTGCAGGGTCATTCGGAAAATAATCTTTTACGGTATTTACCAATTTAAAAAATAAATCGTTGAAAATCTTTGTGAAATTTTGTATTGGCATTTAAGATAAAATTGTTTATTTATTTAAGTTTTTTCTTTTTATAATATATGAGTAATTCAACTGCTTCTACAAAGGTCTCCGATTCAACACGATGCAAAAGAGGGACGCGAAGAGATAAAAAAACAAAAAAATGCATAACCCGAAGCGCGTTATTAAGTGCAAAAATTAAAAAAACGCGTGCAAGAATTGAAAAATTACAGGAAAAAATACGCGCAAAAAGTGCAAGAAAGAACGCAAGAATTGCAAAATTAAATGCACCTAAGCGCCATAAATGTCCTAATGGTCAGCGTAAAAATAGAAAAACAAGAGAATGCGAACCATATCACCCAAAGCCCCGAGTCTCGCCCGCTAGAATCTCACCCGCTAGAATCTCATCCGCTAAAATATCGCCCACTAGAATACAAAGTCTTTTTAGGGGTTACAGAACAAGAAAAACTACTAATAATTTGTTGAAAGAACACAAAGAATTAAATGTCCTATTGAATTCCGTATTGAATATTTTACAAGAAATTCAACGCGAAGACGACGAAGATACAGGAGATGCCTATAATAAGAATACCGATAGGGATGTTGATGCTGATAAGTTAAATATAATAGAACTCGGAACATTTATTTCTGCAAATAGTGACAGTTATACTGAGGACGCTGATGATGAAGATGGTGACGTCATGACGGAGTATAGGTTTGATTTTAGCGTTTATAATCTAAAAATCAATGTAAAAGATGATAACAGTAGATTTAAAGACGAATTAGATGATATATTAGAGAAATTACAAAACTTCTCAATAAAAGACAATAGAAGAAGAATAAAAAGAAGATAATATTCGCATTATTTCATTTAAAATCTCTTTTACCAATTTAAAAAATCATTAAAAATCTTTGTGAAATTCTGTATTGGCATTTAGGATAAAAATAGTTGTTTAAATTTTATTTTTATATAATATGTCTGTTAGTGTGAATTTTATGCTTGAAAATTATTGTTCGAATAATTGCGATGAAATTATAAAATGGTTTATCGACAATGCTCGTGCATACTATTCTGATGAAGTGAAAAATCTTAAAATAACGTTAATTAAAACAAACAGATACCACGAAAATGTATTCGAGTTATCTTTTCAGTTAAATCCAGAAAATGTTCCTCTTAATCACGAAACTGCATTTACTATTACCGAAGGAATTTTAAACCCAATTGATTTAAGTGATTATCCCGACGAGCGGAATAATAATCTTCGCGTAGCTTATATGGTTGAAGGTAGTTTTGTCTTTACGCCCCCACAACGCTCTCCATCTACCGCTTCTACAAGAAAACAAACGCCTCGTAAATATCCTAGATGTCAAAAAGGGTCGCGTAGGAATAAAAAGACGGGTGAATGTGTTAAAACAAACCCAAGCTTTAGTTATACACCTGAATGGATGCCCCCAAAAAGAAGACCTTCTAAAATGAGGATAAACTCGCCCGACGGAGAAGCAGAATGGCAAGACGTTCCATATGTACCCAAAAAAAAACGTTGTAAAAAGGGGACACGTAAAGATAGAAAAACGGGGTTATGCGTACCATATCTTCGCCCTAATTGGGATAATATTCGTCAAGCCTCATTAACCAGTGCTGAAAAAAGAGATGCACACGAATTATTTCAACGTCAGGTTCAAGCCGCGCAAAATGTTATGAGAAAGATGGATGACAAAAAAAAGGCAGAGGATTATGTACGTCAATTGAGAGATTTATGAAAAATCATCTAATTTCCATATCTCTTTGTTTTTGCAATTGTTCTAATGTCATTACTGTTTTACGTGATTCTTCCTGCGTATTTATAGGTGTTATTTCATTCTGAAAATTTGCAGAAGCATAATTATACATTTGTCGCAATCCTCCGTCTCCTTCTGCCATTAATGATTCCGATGGTGTATCTAAAAAGCTAAAGTTATCGGAAGAAACTCCTGTACCAATATTTCCTAGTCCAAAAGAAAATGAATAGGGTTCCATATTATTTGCAGTAGCTTCTCTCGTCAATTCTTGTGTTCTAGGTTTTATATAATCATATATATCATTTCCAACAATAATGTTATATGTGGTCAAATTGAGGATAGCGGGAACCTTTGTCACGTTGTTTGGCATGATAATTTTATTTCCATTTTGTAAAACAACAAATATTTTACCATCTTCTACAACACGTTTATCAACACATATGAAATGAAATTTGTCTTTTATTTGTGACTTTGAAAGAGTATATAATATTTTTTTAGAGTGTTCGCAAAAATTGCTATAATATAAAATTTCAGCCATGTAATTTAAGAATAAAAACTTTGGTTATTTTAAACTTACCTTTTTTTCTATCTATATAAAATGAGACAAACGGTTAGAAACACAAGACAAACCCGCAGGGTTTTACCAACTTTTAAATATACATCATCAGAAAAACGACAACTTTTTGCCAGTACGTTTTACGAGAATGCAGATGTTCTTATAAATTGCGTGAGAAATATGCCATGGGATAGGTATAAATATAATGGTAAATTATATAGTGTATTAGGGACGATTGACGATAAAGGTCGTCTAGAAGGTGGTAGTGAAATCATAGAAACAAACGTTCATAATACTACTGAATTAGGGTATTATTTTTTCGGGGGGGCGGTGTATGAATTATTGAATATTCGGTATCAAGAACCAAATTTACATCATTACTGTGACCCTACTAGCGATGTTGATGTAGCTCTTGTATTACCAAAAGTAGGATACGAAGAAGAGGATGGCGAAGTTCCCTTTATACTGCCTGATGGTAATATAAATCCTTATTGTCTTTCAGTGATTGATTGGGTATTTAACAACTTTTATGAAGAATTGGAAACATCATTATCATTAATCACATCACTAGATAGTTTATTTCCAAACTTAGATTTTTTTAATATAGATGAATATAGCCAAATAGATGAAGAGTATAAGACAGCTGCATTAGGTTATCGTTATAAAATTGTCGGCGAAACCGATGAAGACCCCAATAAAAATGGGAAATTTATTTTAGCTAGTTTTTTTGATACAATTCTATTTAAAATACAACTAATATGCAAAGTAAAAAAAGATGGAGTTGAGCATATAGACCATATTCTTGAATTTGTAATAAATCCAAACGACCTTCCACCCAATATAAATTATTCGGAACCACTTATCAATATCGTAGAGATTAATCGTGAAAAATACCCCATAGATAATTATGTAGAATTATTTAATGGTAATTATTCAGGTTATGGTGAAAGAAGGGTCTTTAAAGATGATTTAAAATACAGACATAAAGCATTTAATCATACTGCAAGACTTCTTTATTTGTATGAATTATTTTATCAAAATCCATCTATAGACATGAAAAAGGTTTATAATATTTTCTTACCAGAAAGAGGTACAGTACTTACTCTTAATGATTGTCTTGTTTATCGTCCTAAATTTATTACAGACCACACTGAACTCATTGAGAGTGTTATTCCCTCACTCGAAGGAGAAATTCCCTTACAAAATACATTTCTTTCTCGAAACTATGTAGAAGAAATTTGTTTCAATACGTTATATTCCGCATATTTAAGTGTATTAAAAAGAAGTTCATATTTTAGACAATTCGAAGCACGAATATATAATCTTCAAAAAAAAGGTGTTATTAAAGGATTTAATTTGCTTGCGGACACCAATACACAAAAACAAGACCATGACAACTTCATAGAAACATATATTTCACCAAATATTTTTGCTATACGTGGAGGAAGATATAAACGTTCTAGACGTAATGTGAAAAAACGTAAAAGAACACATAAGATTAAATTGAAATTATATTAAATAAACATAGCATATTAATAAAATGTCAATTGTTGATTTTAAATCCGATGAAAATATCGCAACCTTCACATTTCAAGGACATCTTTCGCAGGCGAATGCTATACGTCGAACAATAATTAATGACATTGATACATGGGTATTCATCACTTCGCCAAACGAAGAAAATAAATCAACCTTCTACGCCAACACAACACGACTAAACAACGAACTTATTAAACAGCGGTTGAGTTGCATTCCCATCCATTCTAAAAAAAAAGAACAAGATTTATCAAACTATTATGTCGAAGTAAATGTGGAAAATAAAAGTGACACTATAGTACAAGTGACGACAAAAGATTTTGTGATAAAACACAAAGAGACGAACGAGCCTCTTTCGGAGCTTCAGGACGAAATTTTCCCGCCTTTTAGACCCGACGATGGTAGAAGTTATTATATTACATTAATAACACTGCGACCACGAATCTCCAACGAAATACCTGGAGAAAAGATTCATTTCACGTGCGAATTTTCTGTTGGAAATGTTCGTATGAATTCGATGTTCAATTCGGTAAGTAATTGTAGTTTCGGAAACACAATCGACAGAGAACAATGCGAATATATATTGGGAAAAAAACGAGACGAATGGGCATTAACCATGACAAAAAAGGAAATTGAACGAGAAGAAGCAAACTGGTATTTATTGGAAGCTAAACGTATTTTTAAACCAGATTCGTTCGACTTTACCATTGAAACAGTAGGTGTTTATACGAATAAAGAAATACTGTATAAAGCATGTGAATTTCTTGTAGAATTATTAAAAGACATTGCAACATCATTTGAAAATAACGATGATGGGACAATCAAGCCATCTTTATCAACCATTCCAAACTCGTGGGATATCATATTTGTGGATGATTATACTGTCGGAAAATTACTCGAACATTCCTTCAATAAATTAGATGTTACATATTGTGGATATGTAAAGTTACATCCTCATGACGAAGATAGCACATTAAGAGTTGCTTTTAAAAACGAAGTGGAAGAAGAGGATGTCAATCAAATGTTGATAAAGGCATTGGAAGAAAACATAGAATTATTTGTTGCATTAGGCAATAGTATTTAAAGAGAAATCATTAACCTAATGTTTTAAAATAAAGATATTATAGTAGATTAAACATGGAAGAAATATTCGAAGAAATAATTGAAGAAGAATTAAAATTAGGTGATGTTATTAAATTAACTGGGAAACTAAACGGTAATTTTTTAATTACATACATTGACGATGATAAAATGCAAATTCAAAATGGAGAAGAAACAATTGTTTTACCTATTATTGACCAAAGAATAGATGGGGTTGATGTTGTATTGCAGAAGCGTAACCCACAAGAGGGATATGCGAGACAAAATGGATTATTGGAAGGTGTCTGGATAAATATCATTTTTAACGTTGATGGAGAATTACAAGATGTGAATGGTGAAATTATAAGTCTTGAAGAAGATTGTATAGAAATAAAAGTCTCTCCGACAAATGAAATTATTTATATTGATTTTGGGTATAATGGACTACCTGAAAATTTAAATATTTCAGAGATAATTGTGCAAAATCAAGCACCAAAAATAGTTGATGACGAAGTCATAGATGCACTTATTGAGGATGGCGATAGAATTGGTGAAGCAATTGGTCGTAGAAAAATGAAGGAAATTACAGAATATGTAAATGTGAGCAATTCTCGAAAAAGATTCAGTTTAGAGGAACAGACAAATGATTTATTGGAAGATTTATTATCATCTGTGCCAGAGTATGAAAGAACCCCTGATATAATGAACGGAATCTATAAAATAATTGAAAGATATGTTCAACTTCGCAAAGAATTTTCAATAATAGATGATGATAACATAAGATATATAAAACATGGGGCAAATTATCGTCCTCTCGTTCAATCCTTGATGCAGTTTAAAAAGTCTCTCTATTGGTTTATACCTGTCACTGAAATCATTAAAAAAAATGTCATAGAACTTGATGATGATGAAATTGTGGATGAAAACGTGAGTAATATGCAGAAATTGAATGAAATTATTACTAACTTTCGCACAATACATGTCGATAATCGTTTTGCGGTTTTTACAAAAGACTTGCAACGTTGGCTTTGTCCCTTTTTACAAATGGACCAGCACAAAAATATTATTAAGATGGATACAGTAGAGGATAACTTTAAAGTTGTCGTAAATAATGGAAAATTTGAAACAATCGTCGCAAATTGTCCGAGTAAGTGCAAGTTTGATACAAAAAAAATGTTTTCTATCAGGTATAATGATAAAACAGAATACTTGAATCCACAATTTTTTGCGAATCATACTAATCCACCACTTGTTAATTTGTTTGACCCAGATGTACTATACTTGAAATCGTTAATCACCTTACCCGAAGCATTTGCCAAATTTTCAGCGGTAACTTTGCCAGGAACAACTATTATGGAAAAATCAAACATGGGGAGGTTTTTTATCGACTATAATCAACTGTTTAAAATGCGATTGCAAAATGTAAATGTGACACCTTACTTAAAAAAATCATTAATAAATGAGGGAAATGCAATAAAGGGGTCTATATATGAAAATCCTCAGGGCAGCGAAAAGTTTTTGACAAACATTAAAAATTATTTTTTAAATATAAATGAAGTAAAACGCGACGAGTTATTCGAAGATTATCTTTCTGAAATAATTCCCCAAACAAAACAATTATTCCAATTAATGAAAAAATACATTAATGGTAAATTATCCATTGTTCAACTTATAAAATCTCTTGAACCTTTTTTAATTTATTCGTCTGATATTACTTTTCAACAGTACAAAGAAATGTCTAGCTTTTTGGAAAGCGAAATAAGTAAATACATAAGGACGTACAATGAGCGCATTGAATTATTCCGTAAATTGAAAAATCACGAAGAACAATATTTTGCGAATGAACTAGTGGAAATTGCTGAAGACAAACAAATAATTGAGATATACGAAAGGTATCCAGATATAAATATGACTGCTTCAGAGTTTTTAAATATCGTTATATCTACCGATTATGGAGATGTATATGATAATAAATTACGAGAAAATTCGCTAGGGTTATCTGATTCTAACTTGAATGAAAAATTAAGACAAGCAGAAGAGTTTTCTGAGAATACATGTAAAGCAATACATCTGGTTAAACGTTACAAATCGATGGACGAGTTAGAAAGGGATAACAACAAGGCAATATTTTACGATATTGAATTTGACAAAACTCCGTATTATTTATTAACAAATTATGAAAAAGAAAGTCAGCTAATGCAAGGAGACGATTTTTATCATTTTTTAGAGACCGTTTTGAAAAATAAATTTTCAATGTCGGAAGGAGAGATAAAATCAATTATATCAGCCTTTCGTCATGGTAAAAGAGAGGTCGATGAAAGTAAAAATCCTTATGCGATGATATTCAATAAATTGGATGGTAAAATAGATTATTATAAACGCGAAGAAAAAAAGTGGGTAAAGGATGATAGTATTAAAGACCAGCCTGTCACCGACGACCTTGCGTGTATTTTACAAGAAAATTGTGTAATCTCAAACACACAATGTGTTTCTGATGACGTTGCAAAGGAAGAGATTGTTAAAACAGCTATTGCAAAAATGACAACAGAATTTGATAAAAATATTGCGTTATCTAGAGCAGAAAATGAAAGACTTGTGAGAGACCTTTACGATACGTCTTTAAAGCGTGTAAAATTAATAAAAAGGATTACAGAATATAACAGGAATCAATATAGCTATAACCATTATGATTTAGGATTAAATGTTAGGGACGAAGCCACTATTGTTTCACCTTATATAAAAAAGCGCGATTTTATTTTAGGAGAAAGTGACATTGTAAAAAAATACAATTATATTTTAGAATTTGTCAGAAATTATACAGTTGTCAAAACCGAACGCAATTCTCCGAGCCCTTATTTTGACCCGTATCACGAAGAAGACGAACTTGACGAACCTGAACAATTTCGCGAAAATTCGCAAGAACCTCGTGACCAATCTCGCGAAAATTCGCAAGAACCTCGTGACCAATCTCGCGAAAATTCGCAAGAAAATTTGCAAGAACCTCGTGACCAATCTCGTGACCAATCTCGCGACCAATCTCGCGAACAATCTCGCGACCAATCTCGCGAACAATCTCGCGAACAATCTCGCGAACAATCACAACCCAAACCAAAAAAATATAGATTCAACAAAATTTCTTCGGGAGAAATAACAGAAGATGATTTTGCAAAATACATTGTAGAAAAGGATGAAAATATGCATTGGTTATTTTGCAAAAAAACCAAAACAAAACTTCTTCCTAGATTTTTTTATATATTAGCAAAAACATTCGTAGATTTACCAGAAGAGTTTATATTGAGATTGGATAAATTGTGTAATACTATTGGAAAATTAAGCGACGATGGAGATAAATATGTAGATAGATATAGTGGATATACGATTCGACATATCGACTTTATGATAGAATTCGGAGATGCAGAAGAAGAGATTGTTGATTTTGAAATACCGGTTGAAAAAAAAGTATCAGAAAATGATAAAAAGATTATTGATATTGTCGCCGCGTTAGAAAATACGATGCAAATATTTCTGGATGAAGATAAACTAATCGTAACAATTGTTAATTATTTATTGGATATTACAAGCTCAGATATAAAAGAAGAATATGAAAGAAAAATGACAAAAAAGAAGGCTGGTGCATCCGAAACATACGAATTTTACCTTAACGGAATCATCATGCATCTCACATTGGCTGCATTTGTATTCGGGATTCAAGTTCATGTTCCCGGAATAAAATTTCGTTCTATAGCCGGGTGTGGGCGTTTTAAAGACAATCCTTTAACGCATCAGGATAAACTCATTGATTATATTGCTTGTGTTGCTGCAAAAATGTCAAAAGGGTCTGAACCATGGAATGTTTTAAAACCACCTGGTCTAATATCAAAAAAGATAAGCTTCTATTACAGTCAAGTTTCGAAAATCTCGCAGAATGAAATAAAAAATATGATGGATGATAGAAAAAGTAAAAAAGAAGAGGAAGAACATGAAGACGAACCAAACCTTCATACAAAATGGGTTCATTTTTTACCAGCATTGGTTCCCATTCGTATGCAAACTGTATTGCCAATGGAAAAAATGGATATTTCGGGATATATAAAAAGAGGTGATAATCGGCAGTTTGGATTACTCATGGCTATAAAGTCTAAAATTATTTTTTATTCGTACATGTTTCAACAAAAAATACAAGAGGCTGTTCAAGAAATAACATCAAACCAAGATTTATTGTTTTACAATAAATACCATGTTCCCTTTTTGGACAATGCTTGTTGCAACGATGATACCGAACAATCAACTCTCGTCTATTTTGTAGAAAAAAAACCGGAAATTGCATTTTTTAATGAACAGGTAAAACGGTTGCATTTTGATTTAAATTATACATATCGTCTATCGAAAAGTACTCTCTTCAGTGACATTAATAGTAAAAATATAATAATATTACCAAGTAACAAGTACAATGAATATACAATTATTCGTTACCTAATGATTATTAATAAAATTGCAAACATAAATGATGATGAAAATGATTATAAAGAAAAAATGAACAAAGCCATGACAGAGGGGTTTAGTTTTACAGAAAGAGATTTTTTGGGCGCGATTCAGGAAAACATAATTGTAGATATACCCGTTTTTGACGACCCTCCTCTTTCTATGCAAAAAATGTTCGAGCAACATGCTCCCAAATCAATTGCTAATCTGGAAGACACGACAAAATTAAATAATATATTAGCTTTAATGAAAGAAGAAAAAGTAGATAGAATCAAAAAATTTTTAGCACCATTGTTAAGTAAAAAAGAGAGTAGCGACGCCTTAAAAGTTTTGGAAAATTTAACGGTGTCACAAGGAATATTTGTGAATTATATTACTTTTATACAAAAATACGTGTATTTATTTTCTCGGGTTTTTCCGAATATTATCATAAATAATGTCGTACAAGATGGTCTAATACATTCATACTGGAATTTATCTACGACGCATGAGGATAAAATAACCAATTTTTGCGTAAAATATTATGCGCCATTGGAAAAATTCAGAAAAAAAATCAATCCGCTACTTGAAAATGTAATCATTGAAACAACGGATTTGTATGAAATGAGTATTAATACACCTTTTATGGAAGAATATACAACACTCTTATTGAATATTAATTATCTTCTTGATGTTCTCGTTACTTATGTAAAATTGGCTAGTGGAGGGGGTGTTGATGAGAATGATTATCGAGGGATAGGAGAAAAAAATACAATAAAAAAAACTACTGCTTCCCTTATTTCTGAATATATGAAATATATCCAAAATTCAGAAGTTATGAATACAAATTATCAAGACATAGCAAATCACGGGTTTGCATTTAAACAAAGTGAAAAACAAGAGTTCCGAAAAAGATTGGAAATTTTAACGGTGGAAGAACGAAATGTAGATAGTGAATTGCGAAAAGCTGGTTTAGGAAAATGGAATAAAGGGTTGAAGAGTTCTGTTTATAGATATGATAAAGATGACAGTGATAACGAAAATTTAGACGAACTAGAGGTGGAGGGGGAAGAACTTGGAAATTTTGAAGATGAGGATACGGTTATTCAGCGTAACGTTCAACACGATATCGATGAAGAAGCCGAAGAGGTTTTGGACGAAGACTATGATGCAGAACTGGCAATTTTAAATAAAGTTGTTTAATTAAAATATTTATATTTTTTAAATGTCATTATTTTTTCAAAAATATAAATTACATGTCGCGATTATCCTTTTTTTGCTCATTTTTTATACAGTTCAATATTTTAAACCACCTTTTTTGTATGATAGAGATGGTTCAATAAAACAATTTGGGATAGGTTATTCGCGGAAAACTATTTTTCCGGTATGGCTATTTTCTATTTATCTGGGAATTTTAACATATGTTTTGGTACTAATATTTGTGAAATATTATAAAGTAGGGTTATGGGTCTGAATAAATGTTTGAGGGCCTTTATTATCAGATTCTGGTATATCATCCATATCATCTTCTAATTGTGTAATACTTTTATTGCAGTCAGATTGTAAAACAATATACGAAACATACGAGCACACGAAAATACCAGTATATAAATACCAAAAACATTCACCAATATTATGACGAAGGAGTACTAGGTAATACAATTCTTCCTTTGATAATTCTAATTTAGAACCCAAATCATCTTTCATGAGAGGCGACAAATTACTCCACATTTGTTCGAAATTATAAGGAGTAAATTTATTCACAAATAAAAAATAACTATTTGTTGTCTTCATAATCGTTTCTGCTGCGAGTTCAAGTTTCTCTTTATTTTCACTGCCTACGATTTTATTTTTTAATTCGGATGTAGGATACATAATCGTACTAAAAATAATATTCATATTTTTCGCGACCCAAAAATACCCAAAAACATCAGCAAAACATGATATCATGTTGATATTTGTGCTACTTGTGAAAAAAATAACACCGACCATCACCAAAAAAATGAGAATCCATCCAGCCAGACAACAATAAACGACTCTGACATAGTTGTTTGAATCAGAGCATACTTCATTAAGCGCCGCCGTATTATCTCCAATTTGACATATAATAACAAGAATGATATAACTAAAAAAATACACAAAGGTAAATAAGGAGTATGGTGTTATGCCTTTTTCTAATTCACTGTACGATTCTTTGTTGCTTTTATTTTTAATGTAAAAATAAAAACAAGTTAATACTATAAATGCCCAAGAAGACCAAGAATTCATAATTATAATTAATAAATTAATTTATAAGATTTTATTAATTTATGAATCCAGCTTTAGTGGAAAATAATTTCAAATACTTTTTAGCCAACACATTGAAAAAATGCAAAGTATTGAAATATGAATATGTGAGTAAATTGTATAATTGCGGGCTTCTATTATTCCTAGTCCTTTTTATTTTTGCCTTTTTGTATTTTCGCTACAAGGGGAAATTAACTAATGCCGAATTAAAAGAAAAGGAGAAAAAAAAGGAACAATATATTTTGTCCAGAATTAAAAATTATCAAGACGAAAAGCGGAGAAGTAGCCAAAGATTGATTACAGGGTTGCCACATTGGTCAAATGAATATGATGACATATATAGAAATAATACTACGAAATATGTGGATAATATTGTTTTATAATAAAAATTTCTCCCACTTGTTAAAATACCACCAAAAAATGTAAATTGAAAAAAATAAGAGCCATATAAAATTTACATTAATAAAGAAAAGAAAGGTAGAGAACCAAATGAAATTACGACGATAATATAATCCCAAATATATTCCATTCAATCCCATGTTACCCATGTTACATGTTGTCGATAACATTTGTTCTATAAATCTAGGAATTAATAACTGATACATGTGAAACATTAACATAGTTGTCATGAAATATTTATATTAAAATTCACAAAGCATCTCAAAAATATCCTCGTTTTTATCCTTTGATGCAAGCGAATATTCACTCACTCTTTTTTCAAAAAAATTCGTCTTTGAATCAATCGATATCAATTCCATAAAAGGAAATGGATTTTCCACATTGTATATTTTTTCGTATCCTAATTGAAGTACGAGACGGTCTGCAACGAATTTAATATAGTTACTCATTAACGTTGCGTTCATCCCTATTAATCGACATGGCAACGCTTCACAAATAAACTCAATCTCTATTTCTACTGCATTCTTCACAATTTCATGAATTTTTTTCTTTGAAATTTTAGTGAGAAGTCGTGAATATAATAGTACCGCAAATTCTGTGTGCAATGCTTCATCGCGACTTATCAATTCGTTTGAAAAACACAACCCAGGCATAATACCTCGTGTCTTTAACCAAAAGATAGAACAAAATGCTCCCGAGAAAAATATCCCCTCAATACATGCAAAGGCTACTAACCGTGTGGCAAACGACGACTTTTTATCACCAATCCACTTTTGTGCCCAATCCGCCTTCTTTTTGATACACGGATAATTTTCCAAAGAATGAAAAAGTTTGTCCTTTTCAACATTGTCTTTAATCAACGTTTCAATCAATAAAGAATATGTGTGCGAGTGTATGTTTTCCATGGCCATTTGAAAACCATAGAATGCTCGCGCTTCAGCCAACTGCACTTCAGTCATAAAACGAAGTGCCAAATTTTCCAGAACAATACCATCACTCGCCGCAAAAAATGCAAGTATCATAGATATAAAATGTTTTTCATCCACAGAAAGCGCATCCCAATGAGTCACATCTTTTGACAAATCTATTTCTTCTGGTCGCCAAAAACAATCAACATGTTTTTTATACATTGTCCAAATAGCCTCATCTTTTATAGGGAACATTACATATCTATTATCCTCAGTTAATAGTGGTTCATGTTCTTTTCTTAACATTCTATAGTAATTGTAAATATAATTTATATGAAAGTTTTATATTTATTTTTTCTTATAACAATTATGGATGATTTATTGAGATTAGAATTAGAATATACAAGAAAACTAATTGAAGACCCATCTGAGATAAATAGAAAAAATTTGATTGATGTTAAAATAAAAATTATCGACGCTATTAATGAAACAGGTGATGCAAATATAAAAAAAGTGTGTAATGAATATTATGATGAGCGCAAAAAAAAATTATACGAGCAATATAATTATTTTTCCAATCTCATGGAATATTTAAAGAAAAAACAGGATGTTGGTAACATAATGAATATTATTGATTCGACCCTGAATGAAATTTAGAATACCACAACCCCTTGATTCCTATTAATCGTTTGACATGGCATTGACGTTCCCTTCTTTTTATATGGTCGTTGGATTTCATTTGTTCTATAAGAATTTTATTGTGTTTGTGAATTTTCTTCCATTTACGTTGGATGCATTTAATCCAAAACGTTTTTAATATACAAATAGATTCTCCAGATGGTAAAATTATTTTATCAAAAATATGCAATTGTTCAGGTGAATATAACGATTCTTGTACATGGAAAAAATTTCTCAGCGATGCATGTGAATCTATAAATGGTAATTTTTTTGTTTGGTTCATTATATGAAATAATATTCCTCTATGTTGGCATAATTCAGTATTTATATTTTCACAAATATATCTATAATAGGTTTCGTTATCCATATCGCGTACGGAATGAATAAATTTTAAATATTTTATAGGATTTTTTATAGTTAATATTGTAATATAGCATTCATTTATATTTAAATCAGAAAACTCGTCCATTCCATGGAGGTCCTTGTGAAACAATTCAGTGTATCCTAGAAACATTATATTTCTTATACTTTTTTTTTTAATATTATTACAATATATGAAATCTTCCAGAAAATTTTATAGAGCTAATGAAAAAGATGAGGTATTGCTGTATTTTATGTCTATTTTGACTCTTGTGCAACTTTTTTATTTAGTCATGCACAAAAAATATACATTTATTCTATTATTTTTTGCCATCGGAATCATCCTCAACTTTTTCATGAAAAATCAATCCATTGTATTAATACTAGACATTATCGTGATAAATATTTTACTGAATTTTAGAAAGCAGGAGGGTTTAACATCTAAACCCATGGTTCCAACCAAAAACGCGCCTGAACCAGATATAAAAAATAAAAACAAGAAAACTTCTGGTGTGAGTAAAAATGCTTCTTCGGTGACCGCTCCAACAACCTTGGAACCTAAAGAAAATTTTGATGGAAATATAGGGAAAAACGGTCAGATTGCACAGGTAGGACAACATATCGAATCATTAAACCTTCTGATGGATAAATTCAATGGTTTGACGTCAAAGCTCAATTTATTCGGTAAATAATAATAATGAATAATAATATGGCATTGGATAATTTAAACGACCTTGTATATGTCAATATATCAAACACAAGTTCTCAAAAATGCCCGATTAATAGTTCAGCTACACCATGTATAATTTGCAAAGAAAAGTGTAAATTATCGTTTTCAAATGCTTATTTTCAAGCGACGTGTGGGTCATTCGTCGGTGGTATAGTGTATTCAAATTTAACTACTACAACGACGTCTTATTTAACCTTTAATGAAAATAATTTTAGTATAAATGCTTTATACATTCTGGTGCCACCCATAAACACATATTCAAAAAATGAATTGTTTTGCGAACTCGTTATCGAATCAATGTCTGATTATGGTTATTTAATTATATATATTCCTATTCTTGTCAGTAAAACTACGACATTGGATATACTACCCGATTTAAAAGGACCGCCAACACAAAGTTTATCAAATATAAATTTATATAATTATTTACCATCGCAAAAACCGTTTTATTTTTACAATGCTTTTTATAAAAAATCCCGCTCCAATTATATCATTTTTCCACCAAAGAGTTGTAATGTGACGATAAGTTCAGAGGACTATCAAACCCTTTGGGAAATTACAAAGAATGCACCAACAAATCCTGTAAAGAATCCGTCAAATGATTATTTTACACTTTTCAAAGGTTCTACAAATCCTATTTATTATAACGAAACTGGTGCAAATATTACAGATAGCAATGATTACTATTTAGATTGTCGTGTATCTGATTATGAAGATATAGAAGACGCTGTCAAGGACCACACCAATGGCGACACCCCAATGTTTAATGCGCAAGTACCTTCTTCTCAAAGTATGTCCAATTTTTTAGTATTTATTGCAATAGCAGTTGCGTGTATGTTATTATATTTGTTGGTGATTAATATTCCAAAAATCATAAATTAAACCCATAATTATTATCGAATGGTTTAAATAAACAGTCATGGTTTATTATACTGCTCAAAGGCAACATTCTATATATAATTTCTTCTTCCATACTTTTGTTTTCAAAGAAAGAACTAAAATGTGGTGTAGTTATTGGAATATTTTTTAATGAGTGGGATAATGTTAAAAGTTCGTAAGCCACAAATATGGCCAAAACCCCTAAAAGTTTGTTGCAAAAAATAAACAAGGCGATGGCGACAACAATGATATAGATTTTTACTTCAGGTTTATCCACAAATATGGCTAATTTTTCATCATCGGTCCGACTAATTATATAGAGTATAAATATTATGGCAATGGCTAATTCACACTTATTATTCAGGAGCTTTGATGCGTAGTTCATATATTTAAATAAATATAAATATAATTTTATAAAATATATAAATGGCTTATTTGGGAAACAAAGGTTATACCATCTTAAAAAGTGACGTGAATGTTACAAAGGTAAAAACGGATTTGACGGCCATCATTCGTTCAAAACAATATGGCACCGAATCAAAAGTGTTTTTTTTTCGTGAATCCGCAAAAAAAATGTATCTTCCACGATTTTACGGAACCGAGCAATTCGGACCCGTTTCTTCATTAATATCGCCGGGCGATGATATTCATTTATCGTTTGTCGGGTCCTTGCGCCCATTACAAGAAACCATTGTCTCATCTTTTTTTGAAAAAGGTGCAAATGGATTAATTGAAGTGGGGTGTGGGCAAGGCAAAACAATTTGCGCTCTTAATATTATACAAAAACAAGGTAAAAAGACACTTGTTATTGTACATAAAGAATTTTTATTAAATCAGTGGATAGAACGCATAGAAGAATTTCTTCCGGGCACTCGTGTTGGACGTATTCAAGGAACCCTGATTGATATTCAAAACAAAGATATCGTCATTGGTATGTTGCAATCCCTTTCCATGAAAGAATATGATGTTTCAATATTCACATCATTTGGCTTTGTTGTAATCGACGAAGTGCATCACATTTCAAGCGATGTTTTCTCTAATTTTCTTTTTAAAGTAGTGAAACCTAATATGCTGGGGTTATCCGCGACCATGGAGAGAAAAGATGGCACCACGCCTTTTTTTAAAATGTTTCTGGGAAATGTCGTCTATAAACAAACTGAAAAGGAAAAGTTTGATGTTATTGTGCAAGCATATAAATATACCAACAACGACCCAGAATTTAACGAGGTTGAAACAGACATGCGCGGTAATGTAAAATACAGTACGATGATTACAAAAATATGCAGTTATAATCATCGGACCGAATTTATTTTAGATATTGTGGTAAAGTTATTAGAAGAGAATGCAGAACAACAAATCATGATTATTGCGCATAATAAAAACATATTGAAATATATTTATGATGCAATTAGTCACCGTTCTATTGCAACCGTCGGATATTATGTAGGCGGAATGAAAGAATATGAATTAAAACAAAGCGAACTGAAAAAAATAATCGTTGCTACTTATTCCATGGCGGCGGAAGCCTTAGATATTAAAACCCTCACCACTCTAGTAATGGCAACTCCTAAAACAGACATTGAACAAGCGGTCGGTCGTATTCTACGAGTGAAACACTCTACGCCAATTGTTGTGGATATTATTGATTCTCATAGTATATTTAAGAATCAATGGAAGAAACGATGCTCATTTTATAAATTGCACAAATATAAAGTAAAAATGTGTTGTGAAACTCCTGAAAAGAAATGTCTCATTCAGACTGGATGTAGTGGTACCCATTTTTGAAATTTTGAATCAAAAATACAATAAACCCTTATTTCTTTTTTATATTCGACCTCTTCGTCGTCACTGTCTTCATACTCATCCATCCCCCTTACTTTATGCGTAAATGCTTGTTTCATCATGACACTCGTTTTATAACTCGGAATCAATGCAATATCAACAAAATGGTTGTTGTCGTCTAATAAATTGTATATTTCAGTCTGACCATTGTATTGAGCTAAAAAGGTGCGACCCTCATTGATTTCCCGTTTTTCGTAATGTTTAAAAGGAATTTTTACAATTGTTTCATTATTATACTGCACATACTGAACTTTGTAGTCATCATTATACTCTTTTGTTTTACCAATATTCATCGGGTTCATTATAATAGGAAGACCTATCATTATTTTGTTTGACCGTATTTTTTGCTCTCTTAAAAGCTGGCAAATTATTTCCCACTTTTCATCAAACGGTTTATCGATAAATGTATTTCTGTAAAATATATTTTCGATGGTAATCATTTTTAACTTGTATGTATAGTTCATAAAAATTGTTCCGTATAAAATCGTCCCATGGCCTTTGCATAAAGACGAATTATAATGTAAGCTAATAGGATAAACCTTTGTAATTTTTTTGTTCGTCAATTCCAAGACAAAGCACACATTGCTCTTGTTATATGTAATAAACCAAATGAAACATTTTGTACCATAAGGAATTAACATGCAATTTCTCGAAACTTTGTTATGGGTTATTTTTTCATAACAAAGTTTAATATTAGGAAATAACCCTACAACTGCTGAAGTATCAAACATTATATTAATAACACATTTCTTTTTAAATAAGTTACGCCATTTGATTTAAAAACATTGACAATTCTTTTTTCATTTCCACCTCTTTTGGCTCTTCTTTTGGCTCTTTTGGTTTGTCTATATATCGTATTATTGGTTCCGTGAGCGCATCCTTTATAAAATGCAGAATATAATTTAATACTATAATAATAAGAAGAGAAAAAACAATTGTTTTAATCATTTACTATTTACAAATAGTTAAGTGCCGTGATTTTAACTAATCGGAAACAATATAAAAATTTTTTTACTAAATGGTTAATGGAAAAAGTGGCAATTATCATCGTGCAAAAAAATGGAGACATAAAACAATCCGAGACGGAAATTATTGAAGATGAATTGTACAAAAAATGTGGCTATAAAAAAAACACTGGATTTGAAAAACAGCATACATGGAAGTGTCGTATCAACGGAAAACTGACAACTATCTCTCTTTATGGCAAAATAAATGGTCGCGCTGGTTCAGAAAATAAATATGAATTTCCCCCTCCAGTAGATAAGGTTCTATATTTTGGTAATTGTGTTTTGATTTCCAAAATAAAGGATGAATATACCCCACTGACAAAGGATTTGTGGAAAACTATTTATACTAGAATGTTTAATGGCTTTGAAAATTTAAAAGATACCGAAGAAGAGGACGAAAATGAAGAAGACGAATTAGCATCTGTCGAAGATTGTTTAAAAACAAAAGAGGGTTATTTAAAGGATGAATTTGTTGTAAGTGATGATGAACTCTTGAATTATGATTCTGAATTGTCGGAAGAAGAATACGTTTAACATCTTTTATCTGTTGAACAGGAAGAATTGAAATATTTTGCATCGTTTTCATTATCCGGGTTTATACATCCACTTGTTTTACACCAATAGCACAACCCTCCTGTATTGTCGTAGCCGTTATTTAAACAGCTAGAACAATTTTTTCTCTCATTGCACGAAGAATTTCCCTTTATCCAGTTTCTTGGCAAGACTGAAAAATTCTCCACGGATTGATAAGTAATACTTATAATGATTAATAACAAAAAGAGACCAATTATTTTATATATATTTTTCATATATTATACATTTAATAAATTATAATTTATTCTATGAATTAATTAATGTTTCATCTATTTATTTTTTTTGTCGTTTTATTGATTTTTCTACATATCCGAAAACACCGATTAACATCAAACGATATGGAAGTTCTCATTTTTAATGGAAATAAGAATGATTTGGAAATAATGTGTGATTTGAAACAACCTATATTGTTTCAAATACATTCAGAAAATGAAAAACTTTTTTCAAATTGCAACTATGATTCTCTTGAAAAGAAAAATTATGACATGGAGCTTATCAAAGAACATGGTCTTTTATCCTTTTTTGAAACGAATTTTTTACGTCCTCATTCCTTTTCCTATCCCACCTATTCCATTATCATGACATCTACTGAATATTTGTATCATATTTCATTTAGACAATATTTTTTAGTGACGCAGGGTTCCGCAACAATTGAATTAGTACCTCCAAAACATGTCAAAATGAAAAATGATTATTACGAGATGAAATTTTCATGCGATGATATAGAATCGGAACAAAAAATCCCCGTTTCGTTGAAACAAGGCGATTGTCTATTTGTTCCATCTCTTTGGGGGTATAAAATCATACTGGAAGAATCCTCTATTTTGTCATTCAACTATAAGACACCGATGAACGCAATTTCATATACAGATTATTATACCATGCATTTTTTACAAAAAATGAACACTACATACAAGGTTTCGCAAAAAATTGAAAGTGTTTTATCACAGACGGAAGAGAAAAAAGATGACTAGTTGTTCGATTTGTCTAGAAGATATTGGTGTTACAAATTGCCTTTTAACAGAATGTGGTCATTCGTTTCATTCAAATTGTCTTATGCAGAATGTTGTTTATAACGGTTTTGGGTGCCCTTATTGTCGCACAGCGATGGCATCTGTTCCTGAGCAAGTTTCTGAACAAGACGATACATACGAGGAAGAAGACGACCCAGATGAGGATTATATTCTGCGCGGTTTGAGATTATTTAGCAATAGGTTGAATAATGAAACTCATGATAGAGAAGATGCGGAAAATGAATTATATGCGAATGGTGAAACATTTGGTATAAAACCAACTGTCGATTATGTTACTGAAAAATTAAGAGAACAAGGTATCACAATGGAAGATTTTGTCAAAGCAATGTTAAAAGACTTCAGTGAATATGAAGAAGAAGAAGAAGAATTTATCCGTACTGACGAAGATTTATTTGAAAAAGTACGCAGAACAATAATTAATTATCAATTAGGTTAAAATGATGTTCATATCTGGATTGTATAATATTTTTCTCAACTCAATAATACTTGTTTTTCCTTTCCGTTGCATTTTCTTTCCCCCTTTCTTTCCTCTTGTTTTCTTTCCTCCTATAACATGCTGAAACAAATTATCTACTGTAATCACTTCAACTGTTGTAATCTCTTGATACAATTGATTTAAATCAATTTCAAACTCATAAACAGATGACCATTTATTTGGCCGACCTTTAATATCTGCAAAACCACATCTAAGAAATGTTCGTCGTGTAGTAATAGTATCATCAATAACTTTACTTACTGGACCCATTTCATGATGAGGTAATGTTTCTATTTCTAACGGAACTATTTCGATATTAGTATTTCTTACGTTTTCTTCTTGGTAAGTTTCAGGATTTACAATTGTTTCTTCCAATGTCCCCATACGTGTTTGATTTATGGTAGAAGGGATATAACAATTTTTTCTACTCTTAAATTTACGACACGAAATAGCTGCTGGTGTAGAATGGTATGTTTTATCATTCGCAATACCCAATGTAGTTAGATTTTTTACTGCAACACTAAGTGCAGCATAATTCCCCCTTTTTAATTGCCCTTTGTTGCCTATCGGGGTGTCATATGGAATCAATAAACTTGCCCCTAATATTACTCTATCTCGTGGTAAAATATATGTCAATGTAAAATAATTAATATTGATAAAATTGTCATTGTCTTGATGAAATTGGTCACTATTGTGTGAAAGACGGCGATTATAATAAAAATCTATATACGCATAAAAACTGATTCCAGACCTTTCTTCTTTCCACTGGAATCTATCTTGAACAATTTTTGTTATATATAATGCTATATATTCTGCAAATATTGGAATGTCCATTAATTCCTCAAAAGTATCTCTATCTAAAGTTGTTGATTCAATTTCATCGAATAAATTATTCCAATCTACTTTTTTAAAACCTATTTTGTTCTCATCTACAGAGACTAAAAACACACCTAATGTTATAATATTTATAGGTTCATCTATTGTCATTTCTTCTGGTTCATCTGATATATGTTCTGGTTCATCTGATATATGTTCTGGTTCATATATATATTGTGTTCTTGGAGGACTATGAACAGGTGTTGTTCTTGGAGGACTATGAACAGGTGTTGTTCTTGAAATCATTGCCGAATCTTTAATTTGCGTTATTTTTTCAGAGATTAACCTATAAACCTCTTCAAATTTTTCATCCAACATATCATAATTTCTTCTACTGTTATAACGAGCAAATAACTCTGGCATACATATAGAATTTTCTGTTTCTATGCATTGTGGTCTAACAGAAAATTTCGCTTTGGAACGAGTAGAAACAGATAAAGGTATATAAGGCCTACGTCTTTTTCTGGTAGGAGTTTCTTCCATAATATTATACTATATAAAAATGCTCAAATTCGTCTCTACATTCATGGTCTATTATAAAAAACACTTGACTTCCTTTTGCTCTTTCTCTTGGTTTTGTGTTTAGTCTTAGAGTTGGGCTTTAATTCGTTATACTCATCCAGTGTATTTGATTCCTCATGTGTTAATTTTTGATTTCCATCCATATTATAAATAAATATAAAAAATAGAACACTTAATAATTATGGAATTGGATACAGCTATATACGTTTCTTATATAATATGGTATAGTTTTGGGATATTCGTTACATGTACAATTGTTGTGCAAATAATTAAAACTATGCAGAGATAACACGTATTTTTTTAAATGATTCTTTATTAGCAATCAATAATATTTTCACTCGGAATGTTCCGTCTTCTCCCTTCCATTTTGTAATCAAATTTAGTTCTGAAATATATATACAACCATTTATTGCAACTCCGTTAAAATCACGCTGGTCTTTAATAATATTCATCAATTTACAATTGTTTTGCACCTTTTTAATATCCTTCATCTTCTCGTTGATAAAATCAATACGTTGCATCCATTTTTCACAAAATTCTTGACCTATATTTTGGAGGAAAGATAAATTTACTATATCTACAAGTCTTCGTATGGGTGAAGTAACATGCGCATATTCAACGTTTAACATTCCATGAATCTTCTTTTCTTGTGTGTATTCTCCAAACCAATTCATCCATGCTGAAAAAATATGAGGTTGGTCTCGTGGAGCTATTTGTGTGACTGAACGCATAATCCCTCTATCTAGTCTTTTGGCGCATTCATGGTTCATGAAAATCATCAAATAAGTAATCATATTATAACTATCTGTCGGCATTTCCATCGAAAAATGTTGCGATTGTGATAAAGATTGAACAACCTTTAACATGCGTTTATAATGTTTTGACGCCAATAGCGATGGCTCTTCATACACATAATTTTTATTTATTTTTACACATTTCGTGTAAAAAGAAATTGTTTTACCAATTTCCATTACATAGACATTTCTATAACAACCTTCTTTTAAACTACAAATCGTTTCCAATGGTTGAGGCAACATGCTTCTTTTCTTCTCCGGAAGATAGATTGTCGAAACTTTGTCTGTAAATGCATCCCACAAGTTAAATTTTTCAATAATTACTGGGACATTTGATATATATACAGATACAATGGGCTCCCCATCTTCATAGTGAATACTCACGGCATCATCAAAATCAGTGGTCGTTTCAGAATCAATTGTAAATACAAACTTATCCTCCTCCCCAATGGTTTCTTCCGGAAGATTCTTTACACGATTAAAAAAAGGTTTGAGAGATTCTACCAACTTTCTACGATGCAATTCAAACTCGTAGTAAGATTCGAGATTGTTTACAGAACCGAGACAAGATTCCACAACACCATATTCTTCGCTCGTTTTTCTTGCGATTGCATAATAATCTTCATTTAATTTTGAAAAAGAAGGTTTCTGTGTATAAGTAATTAAAAAAGGGTCGTATCCCTTTGGAATGAATTTATAAATTGTTTTACCGTTTTTTTTTCCAAAACTATTTTTAAAAGAAATAATACCAATCATTTACATAAAAATACATTATTATCATTAAATTAATATTAACAATACAAACAATTGACATTTAAAGTGTGGGAAAATTATCTTGATATAACATTTCAGTCAAAGATTGTGCAATCGGCAATTTTGTCTCAGATTGCAGGTATAATTCCGGGCATTCTTGTTTTAAATCCCTATCCGACAATACGAAAATATCACCATCGCTTTCATAATCGCTCTCCTCGCTCTCATCGCTAGAAATTTCCACTTTTCCATGCATCTTTTCCAAACGCATTACAAGAGAGTTCATGTCCTCCGTGTGCTTTTTTGCTTGTTCGAACAACATATTTTCTAGTCTCTGCATTTCTTCGCCGTGTCTTTTTTCCTGCTCGACAAGTCTGCCTTCAAAATTCGTTCTTGTATCACGTTGATATTTTGCAAGTGTAGCGATTTCTTCATAGATTGAAGTGATTGTCGTAGTAAAAAGCTCCTTGTCAATATTTTTTCTGCATTTCAGAAAACAATCCTCCACCACTTCTTCCATTGCTTTACAATCTGAAGCAAGTCTCTCGTATTTAAGCTCCAATGTTTCCGCTCGCAAAGTACCAATACTATGTTTGAACTCCAACTCTTTCTTCAAAAACTCGACCTCTTTCAAAACTGGTAAAACGTTCATTGCTGAATCTGTCATCGTTTATTTATTCATACCCAAAAAAATAAATTTCAATTTTTTTGTCCTAAATATATCATGAAAACAATTCTACTATTTTTTGTGTCGATAAATGCTTGCCAAACATTCGTGATGCTATCTTTTTTATCAAAATCTGCGAAAAACGGTTTTTTATTAGCTGTCATATAATCAAATGTTTTAAATCTACTTGTTCTTTTTGGTGTAATGATTTGCTTGCAACGAAACGAGTCAATGTCGCACACGAAGCCATCTTCCTGTAATCTATACTCTAAAATGCTCGTGACCAATTCTTTTTTATACACATCTTTCATTATCATTTTCATCAAATTGCCAGAAACATTTTCGGAAATTGGAACAGTCATTTTTGCCATATCCATGACAACTGATGCTGTATGCTTCAACCCCAACATATCGTGGGTGACTATCTCATTTTCTTTTGCCATTCTCATTGCATATTCTTCGCTCTTTTTTACCGACTCAATCATTTTTCCAGTTGTCACTATGATTGGTTTTGGATGTTCATACTGAAGAATGTTGCCAAACATCCGACTTGCCATCTGATACGCTTTCACATTGTCATTGATTTGTGAAAGAATTGCGTGTGTGAAAAAGAATTCGGATGTTTGAAATGTGATGCCACGTGAAATGCAATCATGACCCGTGATGACAAATGGATATCTGTAAATTTCGAGGGAATGATAAAGGTAAGCAATTTTTTTGCCAATTTCTTCCTCGCCATATAAAGGAATTGGTGCGCTAAGATTCGGAAAATAAATGCATTTATTCTCACCATTCAGAAGACATACAACAACATTTTTCTTCAATAACAACTTACAAATTTCATAATGAGAACTTCTCTTTCTATTACCAGGGATAAACAATCTCATACCTGGCAACAATGTAGTGGAAGAAAGAACCTTCTGAATGTACTGAACTGTACTATCTGGAATGTTACATTCTACAAACGTACAATGCTCAGAATTTTGATAACTTTTCAAGAATGTTTCTGCGTAAGGTAAAACGCGGATTTCCCCAAATTCTTTCAGACACGAATCTTGTGTTGCACTAATCACGACAACGCTTTCCAATTTACTCCATTCCTTTAGCTTTGCTATTTTTCTCTTCCAAAGACCAATGTACGCATCTCCTTCATCCATCCAAATATATATTTTTTCTAAAAACTCTTCGTCCGATTCTAATGCATCTATTAGCGTTTCTATTGCATCAAATCTCGTCCTATTTGCACAACAAACAATGGTTGTGACACCTCGCATGATTTCTTCATGAATGTTCTTTTTTGATTTTCCCGAATGCCATACTAGTGTTTCTGGTCCCATTCGAGTACTTGTTTGTTCCACCAATGATTTATTATTCGATGAAACAATAATATGAACACCTTCTAATTGAAGGATTCGTTCCTTCATTTTTGCTGTTTTTCCACTTTGTGCTGGAAGATATAATGATGAACATTTAACATTCGCTTGTCCCATTAAGTTTTTTGTCACCTACTTTTTCCCTTTTTCATAAATTTTTGTCATCTTTTTTTTCAATTTTTTTGGTAATTTTTTTTATCAAAAATTTTTTCAATTTTCCAAAATTTGCCAATTTTTGCCAATTTTTGCCAATTTTTGCCAAAATTTTTGACAAAAAAAAGTTGCTGGGTTCCGGAAACGCGCTCTACCAATTGAGCTACAGAGGCATTAGGTACCTCTGGTGGGATTTGAACCCACTACCTCGTGCTAATAATGCAAATTTAGTTGCTGCAAGAACCCATTGTTCCCACTTTACTGATGGAACAACTCAGTGAATACTTGTGAAATTTTGTAGTATATAATATTAAAAACATTCATGTTTAGAGAATAATGGAAGTTGTCGATATAGAAGAATTTGCACAAACAATTTATCAAATGAAAAAAGAAATACGAAAAAGAGACGAAGAAATCGAAATATTAAAAAAGGAAATAGAAAAACTACAAGAGATTGTCGACAGATTAAGCTAAATTTTATTTGCCAATAACAAATATGTTAAAAATATCCCGAAAAAGTTTTTGGAAAAAAGGTCCAAAATATTATAACACATGTTTTTTGTTTTATATGGTAAAATGGCAGCCACACCATAAAGCGACCATATAATGAAAAAATAATAAAAGAGTTGATTACTACCATAATTCGTATAAATCATGTAATAATAAATCAAAAAGGGGATGAACCCTAGTCCGACCCCAACTAATACAGGTATCGCTTTAACTTCCCCCAAATAACCAAAGAAAAGCATCGCCCAATTAAGTATTAAAATAGTGAGAATGATATAAAATTCGCTCCAGAAAACCTTTAAAAAATCCAACTCGGTATTGGTACGCAAAAATATCGTATAAAAAATTAAATTTACAAGCATGACGGGTGTTGTGATGGTCCAATCCATGTACCGTACCGGTGTAATATTAGTTATAGATTTGAAATTGTACAACCAATAAATATAAAATGCACCTTCTATAAATTGTACAATTACTTCTAAAACCATCATCTGTTTTAATATGAGAAACCGGGACGGTACTTTGATAAATAAGGATAAAACTTCGATAATTCCAGTAATCATTTGCACGATGATAGATAAAAGCAGGGAAGAATAAACACCTTTCATACAAAATTGTAGATAAAATAATTTTACGGGTTTATCGTTCCCTTTCTAAATACATTTACATGGATTATTTCGTTTATATTATTATGAACCCAAATTATTTAAACGGACTCTCTCGCCCAGACAAGAAAAAACAATTGAGAATGCTTTTGAAGTCAAGGAAAATGTACAAGAAAGGCAAGTTTTATACGCGTAAAAGCGTGCCGTCTTATAAAAACAAAACATCAAAACATATAATAAAAGCGCGTAAAATATATAACACAGAGATTATACCAAGCAAGGAATTGTCCCGAAAAACAGGTTGTAGTGTATCAGCTTTAAAGGCAATTGTACGAAAGGGAGAAGGTGCGTACTATTCATCTGGTTCAAGACCGAATCAAACACCTCAATCATGGGGTCTGGCTAGATTAGCCAGTGCAATTTCAAGCGGAAACGCAGCAAAAGTCGATTATCATATTCTTGAAAGCTGTGACCATAAAAAAATGGCATTTAAATTGGCAAAAAAGAAAGTAAACAACTAATATATGTTCGGAATATTTACTAAAAAGTCTCCCGAATTAGGGATGAGTAACTTTTTTGACTTTATTTGTGCGGTTTTTTCACGTATTGCATATACAGAAGACCCCATGCCTCTATTTTTAATTTCTGGAGTTTGCAGAATTATACCAAAAGAAGTATTAGAAAAATTCAATGTACCCATCGAAGAAATATATGACGAAGAAAAAATTTTCAAGTTAGACACTAACCCATCAAATTTACCACTTAGAACATTTAACGGGAAAAAATATATAGATTTTACAGGTTATGCAAAAGAAATAAACAAACTCATCGAAGATACTCAAAATAGTAAATTCTATACCAAAGAAACAAACCCAGACATAAGTATTATTAGCATTGCCGACTCTAATTATGGAGATGTTTTGGTTATATGCATGACATTTTTAAATTATATATTTACAGCATATCGTGGAACATATAGCACAAAATCAATGCAATCGTATGTTCGAGGAAGTTCGGTTAGACCCGTACAAATTAATAGTAGTGGCACTAAAGCTATACGAGGAATCGCCAAAATAACACTTGAAATAAAATATGCAGTGTTAAATGCCAATCAATATCTTGCAAAAGATAGGGTTTTAACACCTGTATTTACAGGTCATTCATTGGGAGGCGCAATGGCAACTATTATGGCTAATGATTATTGCATAAATCCTGTAAAACAATCTCAACTGAACTCTAAATGTATTTGTGTAACATTTGGAGCACCCAAAACGTTATCAAATAGTACATCTGAAGCATTATGTAGCTATATAATAAGAGGTGATTTATTATTTCATCGTTATTCTAACAATGGTGACCCTGTCACATCCATACCTATCGGGTTTTATCATCCATGTTCGAATGCAAATGATAAAAAGAATGGGAATCGTGTCAGAGTATCAAGAGATTGTACAAGTGCTACTGTGTTAGAAGCAAAAAGCAGTTTGGTACCAGCGCGAATAGATTATGAAAAACCGATTAACTGCACAACTAGTAATACAGGCCCTACCTTTTTTACAAAGGCTAAAAGTGGAGCGAATATGTTTGAACATATATCATATTTATCAGTTAGTTTCATCAAAGCCGCAGATTTAATACATTTATTTGTAAGTTCAATGATTAGTGCAACAGAAATTGGAAGAGTTGAAACAACAAATTTGTCGCTCAATCTAACAGAAAGAGATACAGAATATAGAATTATCCTCTCTATTGGGAATAGTGGTGTTGGTAAGTATATTATAGTTTTTGGAGATTTAAAAAAAATGGAAACAATGGTTGCTGGGGTAGATGTTTCCGAAGATACAAAAGATGATGACAAAGTTTTTGATAGAATAATGAACAATCCACCAACGAATATTCAGTTTAATGGTAGTGCAAGCAATTCCTTACCCGTTTTGTTTCCTAAAAAAGTTCCAGAAGAAGAGTTAGAAGATTATAATCAAAATTACGAAACATTATTAGGTAAGATAGAGAATGTTTCTGAACCAGTCATATCCGAGGAAGAACTCAAAAAACTACACGAAACATTAATTCATGAAGCAGAAACTGCAGAAAATGCTAATATTGAACAGGTTAAAGCAGCCGAAGATTTTGTAGCTGAACTTGAAAAACAAGATGCTGTTGAGACTCAAGATGCTGTTGAGACTCAAGATGCTGTTGAGACTCAAGCTGCTGTTGAGAAAGTTGCTACGGACGAGTCTAAAGTTGCTATGGATGAGACTAAAGTTGCTATGGATGAGACTAAAGTTGCTATGGATGAGACTAAAGTTGCTACGGACGAGAAAGTCGCTGAGACTAAAGGTGGTAGAAAATCAAAAAGAAGAACAAAAAGAACAAGAAGAAAAAAGAGTAAAAGGAATAAAAGGTCGCGAAGAAGGAATTCTACACGTAAAGGTGGATGAGGCCCAAAAATTTTTTAAATGATTAATAACCGGAATGACTGGTATTCTTATACTACGACAATGGTTATTTTTCAATAACTGTTTCTTTCGAAATTAGCTTAATAATCTTTTGGTTATTTTCTTCCTCGAATTCCGAAACAGACTCTTTCACAATATTCAAATAATCTGTATTTTTATTGCTTTTTGGGTCGGCATATCCTGGGTTTTTATGCGTCCAGTTTGAGATTTGTTTGATATTTTTCTGCGCAATATTTTTAATGGCAAGTGTTATTTTATTTCTTTCATGGTCTTTTTCCCATGTTTTATCTTTAATATAAAGAATATCTCGTTTCAAATCGCAACAATGAATAGGGCGTTTTGTAATATCTAAACTTCGCAACCCTTTTAAAAAAATATTGGATATTCCTTCCACATACCCATTTTTACCAACATATTCTAAATCACTAATTCCAACCGATAATGTATTTATAAATTCCGTAATCGAAATGGCTTCTTTGCACGTTTCATTTAAAAAAACATTCAAATTAAACTGATTAATAACCACCTTCGATTTCATATTAGTGATTTTTTCATGCAAAATCTTATTTTCTCGAGACTGTTCTAATAATAAATCCTTGAACTCGTTGTTTTGTTTTATGATTTCATCAAACTTGTTTGGAAGAAAACACTCCTTCTGGTGACGCAAAAGGCTCGGAAGGTGTTTATACATTTTCCCACAACTGCATTTATGGTGTGGTTCTTTTTGGTTCTTTTTTGTTAGCATTTTAGAACCATTTGTGACTGAAATGTGTTTTAGCGTAAGAATGTGTCTTTCATAATTTGGTTTATGAGACGTAGTAAAGTCACACTTTTCGCAAAAAAAAATGCGTTCTTTTTTGTTAGCATTTTTTAGCATTTGTACCAATTTACAGAAAATATTTAAGTTTTTTTACAATAATAAAATTTTACAAGGTTC